TCATATCTGTTTCTTACCAAATATTTCTTCAGATCGTGACTGAAGTTTTACCAGTGCATTGAACATATCGTCCTCATCGAGTGAACGCTGTGATTTCTTCGTCGTGGGGGCTTTGCGCCTGCGTGAAGGGCCGTCACCGGATGGCACTGATTGTGACCGGTTATTATCCCGTTCGGCCTGCACCAGTTGCGCCATTTCCAGCGCACGGCCAAGACGTTTATTGTCCACAATGGCACCCTGATCGATTTCTGACAGTTTGTCATAGGTGGAGTAGGGAAGTGATATGCCATTAAGTCGGAGCTCTTTATGTCCGTCAGGGTAATGCCAAACATCAATATATTTACCAATTGCCCGACGACTGAATTCGCTGTCTTCAATGAGATAAAGCACTTTGTCGTACTGCACCGTGAGTGATTTTGACACGCGGCGGGCTTCACGCCAAGTAAACACCATATCAAGATCATCATCGACATCCATTTCCCGGTGAACATCGAACTCCTGGCGAGGCGCTTTTGAGAAACGTCGGTTGTAATCGTTCATGAACTCTTCGGCAAATGCGTTTGCAGCTTCCATGGTGCTGATGCCCTGAAGCCTGAGTTCCTTGACCAGTCTGTCCTGAAGGGTCTGATGCGCCCGTTCAACACGACCTTTTGCTGCGCTGGTTTCTGCACAGATGGTCTGAATGTTCAGTTCGTGCATCGCACGGCCAAACTGTGTATCGCCGTCGCCGCCGGTTGCATTTTTATTGTTGATCCTGAATACACTGGCTTTGTCGCTGTACAGTGCAAGCGGTTTACCATGTTTTTCGATATAACCACGGGTCGCTTCAAAATAGGTGAAAGTAGACTCAGATTTCACGAAACGAAGCTGCATTAAACGACTGGTTGCATCGTCTACGTAAACCAGTACCGTACACTTAGGTCCCCGGTTTTCAAACCAGTGATGATCACAGCCGTCGATTTGTATGAGTTCACCGGCACAGGCACGACGGTAACGAGGCTGCTGAATTTTTGGCGCACGTTGCTTACGTGGGACCCACAGACTGGCCTGAGTCATCAGCTTACGCACAGTTTCTTTAGAAAGATGTACGCCATGAATCTCAGACAGCTTTTCACAGGCCAGCGTCGGGCCGAAATCGTTATAGCGTTCTCGAATAATACTCAGCGCGTATGCGGCCAGTCCCTGAGGCAGCTGATTGTTGCTGGATTTACCACGACGGCGGCTGGTCATGCCAAGCGGACCATCTTCACGATAACGCGCAAGCAGGCGGCGGCACTGACGGTCGGAGATACCAAGCCGCTGAGCTGCCATTTTTGTTGTCAGACGCCGGTCGATGACGTCCTGAATGATCTTGAGTCGGTTAACTTCATCCAAAGTGAAAAACTCCGCTGCGAGAGCCGTCATGGTAATCCTTACTTGATTATACACGCCGGACATCTTAACTTAGCCCAGAGCGGACATTACAACTTTGCTGTTACAATCTTGGTGCGCATAATGTATATTATGTTAAATTGCAGACCAAAACGAGTAAACCGCTTGTTATGCGCGTTAATCTCAGAAAACCCTTGTTCTCCGTGCCTTAAAGCGTATCCGTAGTCAGTTTAAAAATCAACTACAAACAAGCAATCTACATCACATCCCCGCCCTTTTCATTCAACCATCCAAATTATCAATCACATACGGGCATTAATTGATCCGTTTCGATCACTCAACAGATCGCGTTACCGCGTCGTATGTGCGTTCGCAGACGCTCCCGGCGCTTGCTGCTGCATCAGCATACTTAGCGATTTCTCCCGCGCGGCGGTCTGATTCTTCGTACAGGTCGGCAAGCAAACTTGCGGTTTCGGCGGCTGTCTGCCTTCTGGCGGCATCTGCGGAAATCCTGCCTGTTTCACTGGTTGCGAGTTCACGCCTGATTTTGGCGAGTTGCCCGCGCAACTGGTCAGCAGCATTATCAGCGTCAGCAGCATCAGCCAGTGCCTTTTGTTTTTCCCGTTCTGCATCATTTACAATTTCCTCTGTTTTCTTCTTACGCCGGAGTTCTTCTTCACGCTGCGCTTGCTCTTGTGTCAACTGCGCGTCTTTATCGGCCTTGTCGCGCTCTGACCACCTCAGTTTCCATTCTTTATCGTTATCCTTTTTCCCGGCCTCAAAAGCTGATTCATGGATGACATAACCAGCGCCACCTAATGACGACGCTACAATCAGGCCAATTAATACGGCATATTTTGTTTTCATTTGTCCATGCCCCAGCAAGTTAGCTCTGATTCCTGGTCTCTGCGGATAACCTGACCATAGCAATTATTCTCCCGGATGCGACAATCACGCCCGGCATCCCAGACCCAACGCTTAATTTGCGCACAAGCTCCTTTAAAGTTTCCCGAATTCAGGTCACGATAAAAACCAGATGGAAAACATTTACCGGGGCCAATATTCCACGGACAAAATGAAGCAATTCCAACTTTTTGCGGCTCCGTTAATTGCACGTGGACATTTCTATCCACCCATGCCAGCGCCTTAGCTTGTTCGGCTTTATCAATTTTATCGCACTGTGCTCGCGTCAATTTCATGCCCTTGATTACCGGCTTACCATCAACGTAAGTCACACCGCCGCAAATAGTCCATATGCCCCGGCTTTTGTCCTGGTAAGCTGTCAGGCTGGTTCCTTCTTTTTCGTGCTGAAACTGCGCCATCAATACCGGAGCGCTTGCCCCGACAGCAATTAAACCCAGCATAACGGCACTTAATTTGTTCTTATTTCCCACGTACACCCCCACTTAAAGCGATTAGGTACTTTTTGCGCTCGTAATACCAATTAACGAGGCAAGTCACCACAGTGCATAAAATGCCGATAATTACTGCCCATTCATTAAGAGAAAGCACCGCAAGAGCCGCCGTAATAATTCCCACCCTGTATTTAAACCAGTCCCAAAACTTAATCGCTCCCAGCGTGAACCCCACCACCAAAGCCAGTAGTACCCCCAGCTTTTTAGGCGAAAGTGATTCAATAAATCGCTTCCAGAGTTTCCCCACTTAATCACTCTCCAGTTCGTCGTAAAAGAAAAGGCCAAAGCCCCCATCAAAAGCGTTAACGTCTCCAAATTTTTCATTTGGTCTAAGACGAGCAACACCAATCGCTCCCGCGCCAGCATAGCCCGGCAATTTTCCACTAAGGCCGTGCCAGACTCCCGGACGCAAGCAAATTTGTGACAGTGTAACTGTCCTGTCTGCGTTGGATATTTCAAGCCACCACAGCTCTGTGGTTGTTGCGAAGAACAGGCGTATATTCAAAACCACGCCGTTTAGTGATGATGTGAATTCCTGGTCTGGGATAGATGCGATAACACCAATCTCGTAGTAAGCAGGCTCCATTTATGCCCCTCCAAATACACGGCGCATTTTTTCGAGCGCATAGACTTTTTGCGGCTCTTTGCTCGCGTCTACCGTGGTGGCGCTCTTTTTACCTGCGGAGGTTTTCCCCTTCCCTGCTGGCTTAGAAGTTTTTGCTTGCGCTGATTTTGTGCGTGAGCGCTGAAATGTCACCGTGTCAACTTTCTGAGCAGTGAGCTTGACGGTATAGCTGTTTTTCTTAGGGGCAGCTTCAATTGAAAGCGATGTGATACGGCATTGAGGCATTGCCATGAAAGATGTATAGACCGATACAAATTCCTTCGTATCGTATGCTGCCTGAATGGCCTGAGCCTGATTCATGGCTGAAATCATATGCAGAGGCGCAAAAGGTAAATCAGTGCCGGTGATGATTCCCTCAAAACTGGCAACCTTTGGATCGTCTACTTCACCATCCGATATTTTATAACCCGTCTCAATCTTCCCCTGAGCAATGGTTCTTTTTGCCGAAACTTCCTCACGTGTCTTGAGCCTAAGTGACACTGTCACCCCTGATTCAAACACCATAACAGCCCGTTTATCGCGTGGCGCACTAATCGCCGCATCCATACCTTCAGCCATAAAAACCCCAAAAAAATCCCCTTCGTAGAGGGGATTTTCACATCTTAGCTGTGTGGGTTACATGCTGTTACCGCTGGCGGTTAATCGCTCTTTTTAGCTTCTGCTGTTTCACAAATCCGGCGTAGGTACTCGTTGTTTTTGAAGGTAACCATAACCAGTTCAAAAGGAATTCTTGCCACGATAGCAGCAAATACCCAACCGAGCATTTGCATTCCATCCGTACTTCCTGTTTTCAGCGCCATCACAACGCAAAAAATCACTAACAACAAATAAACTACAGCTAAAATTTTAGGTGTAATCAATTGGTCAAACTTAAAGAATCCCATTTTTTTATCCTTATCGTGCTCCGGTAGACTCTGCTATGTTACCAGACAAATCCCCCGAAATTGTACCCGGCTCAACCATATTATTTACCGTTTCTGCGGCTTCCTTAGTACTGCTAACGATAATCTGTGTTTGATGATTCCCGCTGTTGCTGTTGTTCACAATTACACCGCCTTTTCCTGCTGGCGATACGTTTGCTGTATCTGTTGCGCTGCTCTCTCCGCCAAAAAAACCTATAACACCATCAAGAAAGTTCATCATTCCTGCTGGAGCATTATTTGCCAAATAAAATGGATTCATTAATTTTTTAACCCTTCCGCCAAAACTATCCGGGTCACTTTTTGATTCATTTTGGTTGCTTTTATCCATATTGTCAGCAGCATCATTCACCGCCCCGGTTAATGCACGTAAAAGTTTCATGATATTAGGATATCTTTTTTCAAATTCATCAAAACTGCCAAATAACCCATCAAAAATCGTTCCGGTTTCTCCTGCCATCCATGCTTTCCATTCTACAAACGCTTCATAAACCACCCATACAGCAGCACCAATTGCCAGAAAAGGCCATATAGCAGCCATGACCGGAATAGCTAACGCAGTAAAAGCCGCCCCCACAGCGCCAAGAATACCTATCAGAATTGCTGACTTGCTTTCATCTGCCAGCGTTGACCAGAACGCGGCAACCTCTTTTTCTGCGCTTCTGGCTAAAGGAATAAGTGTATTTGCGGCCCAATCAGTGAATTTTCGCCATTCTCCGCCGATTGTTGCCTGCGCTAAAAATGCCTGCCAGTCATTTTTCATGACGGTCATTGTCTGGCCCCACGTCCAGCCCTGTTTTTTAAGCAGGTCGGCATTACTCGCCGCCATTTTCTCAAAAGCTTTAATCATGGTTTCCGCCGTCAGCTTCCCGGCCTCTGACATTGCCCGTAGCCCTTTTACATCCGTGCCGAAAGCCTTTGCCACTTCCGGGGCCATTGTACCGATGGCTTCCATGAAGGATCTAAACTCATCCCCGCCGAACCGGTCAGAAGAAAATGCCTGTCCCATCTGGTAAAGCGCTGCGTTTACCGCTTCAGCACTGCCTCCACCTAGCTGCAATGCGCCTACCAGCCCCTGCGTTGCCCGGATTGTTTCCTCCTGAGACTTTCCAAGTTTCTGCGTGGCGGTCGCCATATTGGTATACGTTGAAATAAACGCCCCGCTGTCGCTTCGCACATCACTCGCAGCCTGATTAAGTGCAAAGAACGCCTCTTTTGCGTCGCCGGTTGTCTGCGTCAACCTCGCAATCTGCGCCTGCTGACGCTGAATTGAATCAAGGCTGTCAGCCAGCGCATTACCCGCCGCCATAATGCCAACAGTTAGCCCGGCCCCTGCCAGCATCGTATCAACACCAAACGGGTTACGTATCCCGCTCTGTACGGCATCAGCAACAGGTTTCTTCCTGGTATTTAGCGGCTCGCCGGAAAAATTGGACGCGTCGAACGGGTTAAAACCACCAGCGCGGGGCGGCGGCAATAGCAGACCTCCGCCACCAGAACCGCCACCGCCCAGAAGAGGAAGGCCAATACCGTTACCCATGCTCTGAACGGCTGCACGTGCGACTTTCTGAGACTCGCGGCGCACGGTCTCCGCCAGAGGTGTACGAGCAATCAAATTCGTGCCTGTAGCGGCTACTGTGGCTATTGCTGCTGTAGCGGCGGCTGTCGGCGCTGTTGATGCGCTGCTGGGCGCGTATGGGCTTGCAGGCTTCAGGTTGTTGACGCGCTTGATTGCGGCGTCAAGCTGATTAACCTTTGCGATAGCCTTATCAATCGCAGCATCAAAGCTGTTAAGCCCGTCAAGGTCTGGAATAACGTCAATTTTCGTTACGAGATCGGCTGACTGGTCTGTCATTTTTTCACCTTACTAAGCGCGTGCTGAACCGCGTTATCAAACTGGATAACGGCGGAGGCTCTCATAATGGAATCAAAGGAGGCGCGGCCTGACGCTACATCGCTGAAGCTAATCAGGCCGCTTTCTATCACTCGCCAGATGACAAGTTCGGTGCGGACGGTTCGGTCAAGGTTTTCAGCAAGGCGCTGAACAGTTGCCGCATGGCTCCCTGCATCGTACCCGCTGTGTCCAGACCAATATTTTTTTTTAACCCTGCTGTAACCGGAAGAATGGAAAGCTTCAGGCACTCCAGCGCCACCAGATAAACATCGGCAATGTTGGTAGCGGTGAAATTGGTATTCACTGCGTCCCAGCTATCCAGAAACTCGCCATTATCGACCAGTTGAGCGCGGGATTTTGCCAGCAAGGTAAATAACAGTTCGTCGTGGTCTTCCCGGTTAAGCACACCGAAAATCTTCGACGACATAGAAAGAATGCTTTCTACCTGGCTGATACCGTGTTTGGCGAGAATCTCCGCTACGCGCAAATTAAAGTGAATTGCATCAAAAGCGCTCATTCGGACTACACAGAATTTACGCCCGTTGATTTCAACGTGTTTGATTGAGTCGTCCATCAGGTAATATTCACTCCATTAATGACCGAATCCACCTCGCCAGTAACGAGTTTCCATTCAAGTGTTTGAACACCAGCGCCGTTATTTGCGCCATCAGTAGGCTGACGGGCAAACATCGCGTAACCCATGCGGTGTACCGACAGATTACGCGTATTGGTTAGCGTGACAGGTACTACAGACTTCGTTTTCTGCATCAGAAAAAGAGCCGTGTTAACCGGAGAATTTCGCTGTGTGACGAAGGTCAAAGACCCTTCTTCAGTCGGATTATCAATAAAAGACCAGTCGCCGCCGATACCGGAAGAAACGGTAATCTGGTCATCCGTCATTTCCAGCGTGATATTGCTATCTTTAGCCAGACCGATTACCGGCACAACGCCTACGGTAATCAGCCAGTCTTTAGAGGACATTACGCCTAAATACATAGTTAAATCCCGTAAGTCATCGCAGTACCAACAGCATCAACGTGCTTAATGGCGTAGCGGAGGTAGAAAGAGAATTTGATAGTCACATCACCTTTAATACGCTGCACGGCGCTGATTTCTGACATCGTCGGACGCACAACGGTAAATCCACGGACATAATCTCCGTTATCATCCGTAAAGTTTTCCATAATTCCGCCAGCGGTCTGGCCCGCCTTCAGCGAGCTTTCCATCTGGTTACAGACCAGTTCATAGCCCGGCATGTCGTGCCCCACTTTGTTGCGGTTGATATGCAGCGTAGCAAGGTCTTTTTGCATCCTGTCAGCCTGCCAGTAGCAGAAACGAACAACTTCAATCGCTTCTCCGTCGCCGCATGTGCCGGGGTAAGTTACCGTGATGCCGGAACCATAATCTTCAAAGGTATTACCGTTGAGCGCCTTAATTTTCTGGTAATCAGTTTCGGTGAATCCATCACTTTGAACGGCGTTAAGTGTCTTGAGCGCCCACGTTTCTGAGCCTGGTTGCATGACAAGACAGCGCCCGGCGATAGCAGCGTCGAGGAAGTTCTTTTCCAGCTTCGTCGAAATGGCAAACGAACCCGCCATATTCTTATCGAAAAGGTATTTCGTAATGCTGTCAGTCGCCCAGGTGGAAGACGTGTAGTCGTCGATAAACACCGCCATTTTATCAATCTGCGATTCGACCCAATCAGCAATAGCTTTCTGAATCGACAGATTCCGCGACGGCGTCATGCACATAAAAAACTTGTTGTACTGGTTTTTGATGGCTGCAATCGCTGCACTGACGCCAGCAGCCAGCGCTGTAGATTCAGCGTGAACAACTTCGGCCCCTTCCAGATAGACAATACGACCATCAACCAGAAACTGACCTGTAGTCGTTGCATCAGCAACGATATCAGCCGCTGCGCCAGTGCTCCCGGCCCAAGTAGTGCCGTTATAACTGGCGTAGCGATATTCCGTACCTTTCACATAGCCGATGGTGGCCTTTGTAGTTGTAGGTGCGCCGGAAACCGGAACCCCCGTCAGGGCAATCATAGTTTTGCTGTAAGCGGCGGAGAAATCGCCGACAACCAGCGTATCCGGTGACGGACTTTGAGAGAAATACGCCTGAACCGCCAGAAGATTATCGCCGGATACGCCGTCTGAAATGGCATCATCAGCGCTGGTATATACCCGGTAGAGATCGGCAAAATCCGCGACGACAGCGGATTCGTAATCTGTGAATTTTTTCCCGAAAAATGCCGCGCCCGGCGCGAGGATTAACCCGACACCAAACACGCCATATTGAGCGGCGGTAGTTTGACGCCCAATTTTTACACTAAAAAGCCGACTTAAATTCGCCATTTAATAGCCCCTGATAGCGAGAGTGACTTTATCGCACGGTGTAACCGTCGCGCTTTCAATCCAACTCTCTCGTTTGTAATGCTGGTACACAAATGTCAAAGACAGCGTTACCTGTGCCATCTGCTGGTAAACGAGGTTATCAATTAGAGGGGAGCTATTCTCGAAATCGCCCGAGCGGTCAATACAGCAGTTATTTTCGAACTGCCAGAAATCACCTTCAGTCGAATCGACCTGATTCAAAAAGTTTTCCAGAAATGCCTGAGCGTCATCTGATGACCGGATGACGATAATTTTCGCTTCACAGTTGTAGTGATAAACGCGGTAATCGCCATCCCATGACTTTGCGAATGCCTGCGGCTCTCTCGATGACGTGAGAAGATGAACGGCAGTAAACGGATCCTTTGACTCTGGAATCTTCTGTTGCGCGTAAATGGGACTATCGCCCACCAACTCAATCATTGCCTGTCTTGCCCGTACCATTGCAACATAGGGGGCACCGCTCAGGATTATTGGTCTGGCCTGCGTATCGGTTTCTTTGAGTGTGCCAGCCGGGAATTTTACAATATCGCCAACATCCAGCCGGAAATCAGCCGAAATATTGATAGTGGTTCCGTTGCCATTATCCAGCACAACAGAACTGACCACGGACGGATCCCGAAAATTATATGGCGTGAATAATATATCTTTGCTGTTGCCGTTAGCGGTGAATGTCGCCTTTTCTGCACGATAATCAGAATATGATAATTCCCCGTCAACGGTCATTAATTTGACCGTATAATTAGTCATTATCCCACCAGCGCGAGCGCGTCCCGTTCTTTCATACCAAATAGCAAATATTCGTAGTGGTTAATAACGCCGTTTTGCCACTCCTGCCGCTGCACCACTTCGTAATATTTACCCGCACACAAGACTATAGCGCCGTTATGCTCGCCCTCTTCTGTAACCTCTAAATCCGTTTCGCCAATGGCTTCCATGTAATCTTGAGGTTTGCGCCCGGTTAGGTACGCCCGAAATGAACCGCCACCATCAACCGGCTGCATACTGAGGAAAGCGGATTGTTGCTCTGAATATCCCTCGCGTGGCATACCGCCAACTATCTCAATCGGTAATGGACGCCAGTAGTGAATTAATCGTCTCATGCAAAAGCCCTATAGTTGACTGTCTGAATAAGCGTACCGCTATGAATAAGCGGCTTTGTTGACCCCTTGCGGGCGATGGTGATATCTGAGTTAGGACGGTATAGCGCGGAATCAGCGATTGTTTTTCTGGTAATTTGAACAGCCTGAGCACCTATGCGAGCAATAGCCTGTTGCGGAGTAATGCGACCTCGTGCAACATCACGCAGAACCTCTTTGTAAGCGTCTGTGCGCATCCAGTCAGCTATTCTGTCCGCCGCAAATCGCATAAACGGACGCTCTGGTATTAACTCCCATCCCATAGCGTTCTTTGTGCCGAAGTTATTCCAGGCTCCATACAGCGCAACATCAACGCCCTGATTCATTTTCCCTCTGTGGATACCAACGGTAAGCTTGACGCCCGCCAGCGCATTCACGCGCTGACGGATTACGCGGTCAAAGCCCTTTGTTTCAAACTTTGCACCTCCACGCATAGATCAAACTCCGTTAAACATTTTCAAATATCAGAATGTTTATCTGCTAAATCGCACGTTGACCATTTTTTTACTGTGGGCGCCGAGGCTGTCCAACCGCATTTCTCAGAATAAAATCCCGTTAAGAGGCGTGACCGATAAGGATGCAACCGCCTGTCAAATCCCCCATTGCGTCTAAAAACTCCTGCCCCCACTGCGTACCCTGCCAGCCAGACTTTTGCGCTGCGTCTGTGAATGTCACCGCAACTTTCCCTTCCCGGCGACTTGCAACACCGCGAACACTTGCGCTTATGCCTTCTACTGCTATTGGGGCGAGATTGGCAGCAACATACAGCGCTTTCAGGCGCTCAATGTCGTAACCGTACTCCGCAGCGGCCCGCAGGTTGTAAAGCCGCTCACATTGAGAAGAAAGGGCGCTAATAGCGCCCTCATCAAGTGTCACCCCCGGTAGCAGAATGGCGAGCCAGTCATTTACCGTCATGCTATGCCCTTACTCGTCGTCAGAATCAACTACGCCGTCATGCTCTTTATTGAGCTTTTTGGCTTCAGCGGCTGAAACTTCTTTTAACCAGCCTTCGTCCAGAAACTGCTTAACGCCGCTGATGGTCAGTGTTGCGCCGTCCACTTCGACCGCTGCCAGCGGAGCGATTGAGATAGTAATAACGGTGCCTTCACTGTTTTTTGCACCGATATGAATCGGTGCCTGAGTGGTGTTAGTCAGAAAAACTTTTTCTTTCTCAGCCATGAGTTAAATCACCTTTGAGGATTTGGCAGCAGCCAGCGGCGCACGGACGATAACGCCAGCAGAGCGCGACAGGCACGGAATAGACAGGTCTAGCCCGCTACGCTGAACCGGCAACTGACGGAACAGCACAGGAGTAGCCTGGGCGAAGTGGCGACGATTGTTTGCCAGCGCGATACAGATACCGTCATCATCCAGATCGGAGTTTTTGCGGAAAGTAACTTCCGGGTAAGAGCTACGCAGGAATGACAGCACCGTGCCGAGCGTACCACTCAGGCGCAAGCCCTGAATTCGGGCCCACGCCTTAGACGGCATATGGAATTCATTCACTTCGTAGATTTTCGTGGTGTTTACCGCAGCAATAAGCGCTGATGCGTCGTCGCAAATCTTATCGCCGTCAGAAGTCGCCCAGGCACCTTGAAGCGCCACCAGCGGAATATTCGGATGTTCGATAAAGCCGATAATCTGATATTCCTTGTTACCGCGCCACAGCAGATTAGAAACGGTGCGTTCATGCGCTTCGCGGGTATTGAGCGCCAGAATGTTATCAAGCGGAGTACCGGACATTGCCGCCGCCATAACGTCACTGTAGGTGTAGCCATAGCCCAGCCCGATATCGTACATCAGCGCGAAGTATTCCCGGCCTTTAGCGCTCATCATCGGCATATCTGTACCGAATGCCGCCATGATTTTAGCCATGCCCTGCGCGGAGTACATCCGATAACCAGCCCACTTAGCGCCCTCGTTGATGCCCGGCTCCTGCTGGAACATGGTCAACGCGACCGGCGCGGGCATTTCTTCCATGTAAACATCGTTTGACATGGAAATAAGGTCACGGGCAAAAATTAGCCCTTGTTCGTCAACGTTGATACCCGGCACCGCGCCAGCTACCTGAGCTTCTGTAAAAAGCTGCGCCATAAGCGCGGCTAAATATTTCTCATTCATCTTTTAAGGTTTCCCTGTTAGCTAACGGTGATTACAGCGGTGTCAGTGAAACCACCGTCTTCAGTACGTACCGTAATGGTTGCCGTCTGCCCGGTTGTTGCCCCACTTTTAACCGTGGCAAGGCCGGATGCGTCCACTGTTGCTACGTTCGCATTGCTGGATGCATAGGTAACGTCTTTATTGGTCGCACCTGCCGGAGAAACTGTCGGCGTAAACTGCTGAGTCGCTCCAGCGGCTTTAGATGCGGTTTTAGGCGACAGTGCAACACCAGTTACAGCGACTTCACGGGGATATCCGGCGCTGAGTAGTTCACCATCAATTACCATCACAATTGCCGTACCACCGCGCTGAGGTGGCGTTTCAAAGCGAAAGCGGCTTTTATCGCCGGATGCAGCAACACCCCATTCCATATAGCCGGTAGTAGCGTTACGGCCTTTTGGAACGGCTAAATCACCCACCTTCGGCGACTCACCCGTTTTGACCGCCACGCGGATCGGGCCATTTTCGACAATACCAATCGGGCAATTGATAGTGACAACGCCAATGCGCGTGTTGCTACCAAATCCCGGTGTAGCTGGCATATTGGAATGTGCGGTAACAGCAATACCGATGGCATCCGTAACATCACCATCATCAGGTAGAGCGACGCATGTTGAATCATTACCGGAGGTAAGTTTCACCGCATCGCCCGGCGCAACTTCACCACCAGCGCGACGGGAGGTTACGCGTGCGGAGGAACGGAAAGACGGCAGCACCGCCAAATCACCCGGCAACCCCGCGTCAAAATCGTCTTTAATCGTGGTCTGCATTATTTGCCTGCCTCTTTTTTGCCAAAGGTGCGAGCCAGATAATCCTGATGGGCTGACTTCTGAGCACCCTGCTCATCGGTGTTAACTGCTGCGCGAGGATTACGCGGGGTTTGTTCGAACTTCTTACCACAGGCAACCAGCGCCATTGACAGCGCAACATCCACCTGCTCATCAGTCCAGCTATCCATGTTTACTTCAGGGTTTGCCTTACGGATGATGGCCTGTTTGACCAGATTGATATCGCCCAGGCTGTCGGTGTTGATGTTCAGGCGTTTAGCTGCTGCTTTCAGGTCATTTTCCTGACGACCATCAGCAACACCTCGCTCGTAGGCTTCATTGCTGGCTGAGTCCATATTCACAAGGCGGGTATTTGCTTTCAGCAGGTCGCCCTGTGTTTTGCTTAAATCAGTCGTAAGCGTTTGATTTTTCGCTTTTAGACTTTCAATTTCGGCTAACGCCTCTTCTAATTCCATCGGTTCACCGTCCAGATTGAATGTTGCAGTTTTTACCCGTGGGTTACGCACAATGCTCAAATGGTTGTAATTGATACCCTTTTGCACCGTGTCGAACGTTTGCCCGTCCGGGGATAGTCCTGTCTCTTTTGGCTTTTCGTCGCACTGATACCCCGCCGAAGCACCCCGTAAATCTTTATCCTGCTGAATCAGTCGGATGGACTTCTCATCCTGAACCAGTGCGCGGGCGATAAGTTCATCACCCTGACGCATAACAGCAGTAACAACACCCGCAGAAACGGCCCGGTAGTTTTTTGACGTCACCAGACCACCGCGAGGATGTGACACGGTCACAGGCTTGCCGATTAAGGTATTCATTGAGTCCTGGTTAAACAATTCATCGGCTGAGCGGTACTCTTTAGCCGTGAATGCATCACCGCGCTTGCGGTCATAAACCAGTACGCCCGGACGGGCGATAGGGATATCAATCTGGAGATAACCTTCCGGGGTTATCTCCCATTGCTTGATGGCGTCAACGTTGACCTGTGTTTCTTGCAGCAATTTCTTTCTCCGCTTCTTCAACGTCCGACGCAGAGAACAACCATTCAGGGAAGCAGCGGCATAAATGCGGTTGCCCCGGATTCCCGTCCTGTGGCGGTCTGGTCGGCTCGTATGCCTTACCTTCGCGCTCAACATGCAATTTTCGCTCGCGTTCGTCTAACATCCCCCGCCAGCGGTATATTTTCATCCCGGCAATACGGGCGTTGGCTTCCTCCAGATTCCAGGCCTGATTACCTATCTCATTGCGAGCGACGTTGCGGGCTCTCCGATAGGGAATTTCCATTTCGGTTGCCAGTTTGTCGGCGATATAGTCAACTCCCCGCCCCTCGCGTAACCCCTGCTGTACGACCTTAATTCCGCGCTGTAGCGCCTCATCGGTGACGTTATCCATTCGCCCCATGCTTTCCGTGAGCCAGTCAGTCGTTTGCTCCAGCAGTTTTTTATCGCCGTCATAAATATCAATGGATATCAGGTCAGCCATATTTTCTGTTGACAGTTTGATACCCGGTGCCAAATCAATATCGGCGGCAGCGCGAACAATCAGCCGGAAATCGTCAACCGCCGAGTTAGCAAGCTGGGTATTTGCCGCTTCCATAGCCGGTAATGATGGAACCGTGCTCGCTGCTCTCATCGGATCCGTTAAGCTGGCGAGCGGCTTAGATATTGCCCCCGCTGTATCTGGTGTGGCTGATAGCCCTGTTTTCAGGTCAATAAGATTCACACCATCGACGCGGAAACGCTGGTAATAGTTCTGGTAATACTCGTCAGTCAGGCCAAATTGACCATTTACAATAGCGCCCTGAACATCATCAGCGGTGCGATTGATAACACGAAGGTAGGTATCGGGCTTTGAGCCGGTCACTCGGGCGAAGTCTTTAGCCAGGCTGATTCCTGCCTGCCGCCTTACTTCACTGAATGCATAGGCGGGAACAGCCCCAAACTCACCATCTTTCAACAGCGCCGGAATAGCTTTAAGGAATATTGATGCATCCGGCAAAAGTTCCTGAGCAACAGACCTGACAAGCCTTTCCTGCTGCTCACGCGTCATTCGTGAATAATTGCTTCCGGCTTTCTTCTTAATATATACGCGCACTTTTTTGACCGTTGCAGCGGCGATGAAATCCCCCAGCAGGTCATCAACGGAAATATCTTTACCATCGGCGGCATCGGTATTGAGCACCGCGCCGGATTTACCGATTGCCCTGTATGTCTTTATGCAGGCATCGCGAACCCATTTACCAACAAGCCGGGCGTTATCGCCCAGCCTTTGAGCGTAAACCAGTTCGATAGCCAGCGGATACCCGGCGTCGTAACGTGGTTCACTCTTCGCCATTATTGGCCTCGCCGTTGTCTTTTTTGGTGCTATTCTGGTTCAGATTCTCGTTGTTCTGGTTCGAATCGTCGTCATTCTGGTCATCAATGGTGCCAGTTGCGGGCGGAGTGGTCGCAAGCATAACCACCGCTCCGGTTTCCTGCGCCGTTGCGCGGGCCTCTTCGCTGGTAATGGCTCGCATGGAATAGTAAAGCTGTGCTGTTTCCGCTCGTTTCTTGTCCCGGTCTACCTCGCGGTCTATTTGCCCCTGAGATTTATTCGGCACAAAGTCAGCGCGGATCCCCGTATAGCGAAAAGCCAGTTTTTTCAGCGCCGGGATGATGTAATTGGTGTTGATATGAGAAACAAGGTTTTGCCATTGTGCATCGGCGCTGGTATCGCTATTGGAAAGACCACCTTTACGCTCTGCCAGCATAGCTATGGGAAAACCTGTTTCGGCGCATACCAGCTTAATAGCCATATCAACAAGGTCGGCGGTTCCGGTCATGGTGGACTGTAGGCGGTTAATTTCCTCTTCAGCATCAATCGCGACCATGTCATTTAACTGGCGGGTTGCCGCTATGCCTGCCAGCCTTCGGGCTGCTGTAGCCTCTCCTTTAGCCGTTTTCAGGTCTTCAGCTAATTCATTCTTTTTATAGATATCCTGAACGGAAAGTGAAAGGATGCTGATGATTAGCTCATGCGAAAGACCCAGCCGCTGTAAAGCTGCATAAGGCTTACACAACAATGGTTCGCCAAATTCGATACCAACCATCGCGTAAATCGGCTGATAGTTTTTATCGCCAAAGAGGATCGAATCCTCCTGTTCAATAAACACCTCGCCACCGATGGGGCTTTTAAGCTGGATACGCCAGCCTTCCGGCAGACCAAAAAAAGGCGAATTATAGTCTGCAAACCAGTCATTCGACGGGGTAATCCAGTGCGAGCCGTGGCAACGCACCCACTCTTCCCCCATAACCAGTACAGACCAGCCATGATGACGCTTCAGGATGGCGGCGCTTTCCACTACCTGCCACGCGCTCATCTCGTCAAAAATCTGCTGAATACGCTTTGAATCATCAGGATTTTCTGTAACCACAGTGAATCCGTTCAGCATGGCGGCAGCAACCGGTTCGCTGATAATTCGCCATCCTATGCCGGATAGCTCCCCGGTCATTGCAGCCACCAGCGGAATCATCCCCTCGGCGGCGCGAGCCTTCATGCGGTTTGCTGTCGGTGAACTCATCCCCGCCGCACCCTTTGAGCTTGCTGCTGCGCTGGTCATCATGCTGACATAGCCATCAACATTGTAATTAGCCGGCTGCAAGCCCTCTTTCGTTAAAATCCCCTCAGTGGGAATCAAGCTGGTTTTGTTCGTCATTCGATAATTCCTGATTTCATACGTACCAGATGTGGGAATATGGCGTCAGCGTAGTCAGTGGACACGCCCAGCCGTTTTTTAACTTTTTTCTTCGCTTCAATAAGAATTTTGTCGTCAGGCGTGGTTTCCCACATGACGCCAGTAGAATCAGAAAGGATACGATCGAGATATCGACGCGGTATCTGGTCAGAAATCGCGAAAAGGCCATCAGGCGGCATAATGTCCGTCTCCATCCAGCGCACAGAGTCATTAACTGCATCCCGATACGCCCACCATGCCTGCGCTCGCAGATTGTGGAAGGTATCTTCGTTCGGCCTCCCGCCGCGATATCGGGATTTTTTGCGCAACACTTCGCCCTGAGCGACGAATTTACGAAACTCAATCTCTGAGTCTTCGTACTTGTTTAACTCGCCTTTAACACCAGAACCAACGCCGACAGAGTCGTAAATCAGGACGGTACAGCCTTCTTCCGTCGCCATCTTTAACGCCTGCTGCGCAAGCTGAACGGTGTCACGTGCCTGTAATCGCTCCATACGGTACAAAAAACGCCCGTCAAAGAACGACAACACCGAATCATCATCGCCATCATCAGCGACATCGAGCACCGCCGTTTTAACGCTAGTTCGACACGCTTTCGCCAGCTTCGAATCGGGCGAAACAACTAACTTTTCAAGATGGCCACGGTTAACAACAGCGCCGGGTAAATCACTGACTGGAACGCCGTTCCAGATGTTGTCGTACTTGTCCGGGTAATACTTCAGCGTATAAAGCCGCTCTTTATCCAACGTCGAATTGAAATATGGGTTGTGATACCAGTTCACCTCCTCAATAAACCAGTCATCCTCTGCATTGAGGACATATCTGACATAGGTTTCATCCCACGCAAAAGCCGGGTTGAAGGTAATCCATAGTTCAGCACCGTTACGGCGCAATGTCGGGGCCAGCGTTTCCCACGCTTCAGCCGAAATCGCGTGCGCCTCCTCCACCCAGCAAATGTCCACGCCTTCAATGGATTTAATGCTGTCGAGGTTTGACTGAAAGCCCAAAAATCGGAATTCAGCGCCGGATTTAGACTTGATGCTGTTTTGGGTTATCGTGAACTCTGATTCATAACCGAGACGGCGTATCGTATCGCTGAGTAGCTTATGTGATGATGCGTCGATAGATTTTTGCACCCGGCGCAAGCACAGAATGCGTAGGTCATATCGCACAGTGAGCTGAATCAGCGCTTCGGCAATCCTCCATGACTTACTGGAACCACGACCACCGCGCAGACATTTAACGCGATGCGGTTTTGTCGTGAGAGAACGCATGACGCGCCGCCACTCTGCCATTTTCCTTTTCTCTGACAGCCAGTAGCGACGACGCTCTAAATCATGCTCTGGTGCTAATTCAATCGCCGTCATCGCCGCCCATATCCCGGTAAATTTCGGTCAGTGTTTCTCTCGCGAGGCGCTTACCTTCGTCCGTTATCGGCTTGCTGATATCGACCCCGGCAAGCGTAAGGATCCGCGCGGCAAGATGTGACTTATCCAGCCCCTCAACCTGCCAGCCGTGCTTTGTTCTTTTGATGTTTTTAACAGCACGGGTATCAATTGCCGCCATGCGGCTACGGAATATTTCCGGCTCTAGTCGCAATTTTTCCAGCGCCTGCAATTCCAGCATTACCGCTGTTGCGTCCGGCGCACGGAAACGCGCCGACAGGTCAATTAACGCCTCCTGACGCCCCACGATATCCGCTGCAATAATGTGTTTTTTGTAAACGCTGACGGCCTGCTGTATGTCGTCATTTTTAAGTAACTTTTCAGCCTGAAAATCATCGTTAAAGCCCTTGTAATCACGGTTGCGCGACTTTGCATAGCTGAACCCCGGCGCTTCCCGCGCTTCAGCCACCAGCTTTGCAAATGCATCATCACGCCTGTTTATTTTTATTGTCACAATTCCCCCCTTGTGAGGCTTGCAGCGTAGCGAGGAAAGAAGAGGATCAAAAACAGCGTTACCGCTGGCGTGTAGTACAAATAAAAAAAAAGCCACTCCGGGGGCGGAATGGCTGAAATCACAAGGGTAATAACAAAGGCTTAAAGGTAACAGGCAATGCTTCCTGTCCGTGGCAAGTGCCATTATGGTTTTTTACCTGGAGGATTCAAAAGATGATGCGAGAGGTAACGCTAAAGAAAAGCCGCCCCCGAAGGAGCGGCGTTTAAAGGTGCTCAGGCCATGCCAGACAACCAGAAAGGCGGGGACGGATCCCCGCCCTGATTTAGCGACTCTCCTTAGCTTCGTAGGCAAACTTTGCCGCTACCTGCACACCTCCCTGACCTATGGACGCTTCGCAAAGCGTCCGGTTAAGGGCGGTATACGCCAGTAACGCCGCGATAAATATCGCGATAAACAAAAAAACTCCTTTGTAAAACAAAGTTGCCTCCGTCGCTTTTGGGAGGCTATAATCGTGTTGTCACGCAAGATTAGAGGCCTCGTTGGTTAATGAAAATCGACCTTCGGGGCTTTCTTCTATCTGCCGCATGGTGACATGAGACAGACAGCCTCAAGCACCGGGCAGGATTATACCCATATCCTTTCTCCCACTGCAAAAAATCCTCCTTTTAAATTTCAGTTAATTTATTGTTATTATGGGTGTTAATGTCTCTATGTTGTATTCTAGTAGGCAGCATTAACCAGCGTAATCAGGCCTATGTTTTGAAATGCATTCAGATACTTTTACGATAACCTGTAAACAACCTTCAATGAAATTATCATCCACCCTGACAAGACCAGAGACCCCCGAAACATCACCCTCCTCGCACACTGGTGTGGACGGAGTATCCACTAAAAATGAAATTATAGAGGCTTTAGTGACCAGCCTCCTGTAACTCACCCCATCCCCGTGTTTGAGCGCATTGATTGCCAGATAATAATTATGGAACTCATTTTTTAAAGAAATTTCCCCCGCTTTCTGAAGAATTGAGAGTGCCTCTGTATAACCATTAGAGCAATTTAGGCTTTGCTGAAGGTGCGCCTCAAAAATTGAAAACAATCCTACAGCATGTACCATCTTCTGAAGATTAAGTGCTTGAAGATTTTTGACTGGTGGGGTTGAGCCTGTTTCATCCAATATCTTTACATTTTCTTCGTAGGCTTCATTTATCGCACTTAATGAAAAGTAAGTGCATCTATACGCAAGCTCTTTAAATGTATGCATTTTTATTTTAAAACCTCGCTCTATCTGAAAACTGTCTTGATTCTAATTTGTAGTTGAAATAAGATCTATACAGGTGCTCAAAACACCTTCCTACACAGCGGTATATCACCCCGTCAGCGTGATTTTTTTGTACCCAGAATTTATGCTCTGGTGGCTCCGGCTACGCGAGTGCTGAATTATGGGGTGGAGTGCGACGAATAGCGCAGGCGTGAACCCGCGTAATAAGTCCGCCGACTGTGTACGGTTTTGAGCTCCACCCCGCCCCATCTCAAAAGTGGGGATTCAGTCTCATACACAGGAGCAATCACAATGAGTACATTACTCACTATCCCCGACGCCGCAGAACTGGCAGTACATACCATGATGGCACTTAAAGCCGCTGGCTATGCGACTGCCGCTATGATTCCCGTTCACAAAAATGCCTCAAATGAAGTCGAAAAAACGGAAGTGACCGCGCCAGAAGTCTACATAGCTCCCGGCAAACAGTACGCCAATGCTCAGGAAGCGCTGGCGCATCTGGTGCGCGAACTGAAAAACCCGGAACGCGACAACTATAACGAAACGCTGGATTTTACTTTTGCATCACTGGCGCAACTGCTGGACATGCTACGCGAGCCCATCTATCAGCATGGCCTGATGCTCAAACAGGAGTTTGAGAAAGGTGACGAGCTTCCGCTGGAAATGGTGACAACCTTTATCCATATCCCAACCAGCACGGAAGTCTCTTTCCGGCTCCCGGCCTTCATCAAAGAAGATAAGCGGCTTGATGAATGCCAGCGTGTCGGCGCGTCCTTCACCTATTTTCGCCGCTATGGTCTGCGTCAGGCGCTCGATATTACTGATGGTGATGACGATATCGACCAGGCAGACAGTAAGCGCGAACGCCGTAAGGCCCGCGCCCTGAACAGTAACCGCAAATGGAAGCCGACCAAATCAGAACGCACTAAACCGGAATCCATTCTGAATATGCTGGTCGCGGCTGGTGAATTCACTGGCGGCGCGGCAATTGCTCAGGCTAAAGCCCGTAACCCGTTTCTGCGCACACCGTCAGAAGTTGCAGAGGATGTTATCCATTCCCGCGACAATGCTAAAGATGATGACGCAATGGCCCGCGACACTGTATTGCGCTATGGCCTGACGGATGAGCACTGGCAGAGTTTCTACAAACAGGACGGATTCTTTAAGGTAGACGGTGACGAACTTATCGACACCAGAACCGGCGCACACGTCAGCGCTGAAGTCGCTATGGATATCGCAGAATCTCTTTCTTCTGTTGCGATTTCCAGCGCGGATTCGAACGATGTGTATGATACCCGCGATATGTCAGCGCCAGTCGCCCGGACTTTTATTCCTGACTGCACCCCACTTGATGACGATGAAGAGGCTTTTGTTGCCGCCGTTGAAGCGGGCCACGATTCGGAAATTATCGAAATCTCTATGCGTCAGATGGAAGTTCATGTGTCGCATGGTCTGGATATGCGCTCAGTACACAGTGACACAAGCTATCACCGCCGTAACTGGTATAACGCCTGTCGTGAATTCTACACGCTGGCGCTGATGCGTGATGATGTGAACTTTGAAGCGCTGGCAAATCCTGAAATGAAAGTTGCCCGCACCATCATGGATATCGTCGGCGCTGACGGCGATAACGAGGCCAGCGAATCCAACATTGTAGCCGCACAAGCGCAACTCACCGTCGATGCGATGCAACAAAAGGTCGATATTGCACAGGAAATTGCGACAGGTAACGCTGATACCGATATCAAGCTGCAACAGCTTCATGAAATTGCGCGTCGCTGTGATGCGTACACCGCTGGCTATATCGGAACTCTAATCCTTCACGTTGAAAGTGGTGGCTTCAACAGTGAAATTCCGGCGTATGTCCCTGAATCTGACCTTCCTTACTGATATGCGGGGTTCTCAACATGAAAACCGCACAGGAAAAGTTACAACGTCACGCTGAAAAACAGCGTGAGTATCAGCAGCGGGCCATTGCCCGCCAGCGTGAGAAACAGGCAGGCCCGGAATGGCGTCAGGCTCAGTATGAAAAACAGCGGGAGCGACAATCCCGCTATATTGAACGGGCAAAAAATAAACCGTGTTCGCGTGGTTTGAAAGGCCGGACGCCCCGCGCCTCTGAGCGCTCACTGATGGATAAAATCAGCGCTCTACCCTGCATTGCCTGTTATGTTCATGGGATTATTAACGATGTGGTCAGTTTGCATCATATCGACGGGAGAACAACAGCAGGCGCACACGCCCGCGTATTGCCACTGTGCGACCATCACCACCAGCACGCAGCACCAGCAGCAATACGCGCGGTTTATGCCTGGTTGGTTCCGGTTCACGCCGATGGAACTTGCGGAGGAAAATCCGCATTTGAGGCGCTAAACGGCACTCAGGACGATTTATACGTCCAATGCCTTGAATTGATATCCTGACAAACACTAAACGCCGCCATGCCCTATCTGGCGGCGTTACCGCTCGCTCGCTTTCTGTATCATCCCCTCCCCATCCGGTTAAATCGCACCTGTTAATAGCTAAGAGGTGCTTATGTCCGAAAATAATTATGGTGCGCTGATGATGAAATCGGTACTCAGCGCCAGTGTTAATATTGATAACGTGGTACAACCCGGTGTTTATCCCGTAGCCAGCGGTAACGCCTCTTCGCCAGACCCTGACGGCGGCATTTTGACTGTGCACTCAGGGAACTTTCTGCGTAGAACCTTCATTTCTGATGCCATCATTTTTGCAACATCAACCTACAGCCCTGTTACATCAAAGTGGAGCGACTGGATCTCTCCACTATCTCGCTCAAATATTGGTGCAAATGACGGACAAAAATTTATTGGCGAATGTTCTAGCATGGCTGAATTGCGCGCTGTTTCTCTGGACTATCACGGTCAAAAAATAAAACTAAGATGCTGGGATATTACGAGAGATACAGCTTTAGTGGATGTTATTTATGTCTATGATGCGAACGATTTAACTTCTGCTGATGATGACTACAGAACAATTGTTAACGCTTCTGGTCAACGATTAAAAGCGCTGATAAATGATTCTGGTGATTTGAGGGTTGCGGGGCTGCGCTCATATGGCGACAACCTAGGCACTGCTTTTAATCGCGTACTGGCGGCAGAGCTGGCACGTGTATTTGCCGACGATTCTGCAATGAAGATGGCGACAATTAAACTCCCGGCGCTGACTTCATTTGATGACCCCAACGTTTCAACGTACAACGCCATTCTGAATGCCTCCATCGTGATGCCGTCATATACGCCCGTTGAGTGTGACGGGAATTATTTCTGCAAATTTAACCCGATTAACGATGTCGCCATTCGCATTACGAACACCATCGAAGGGGTGAAGCCGTCCCAGACCGTATGGCGAAACATGCAAGGCGTGAAAATGTTCGCCAATAAATCGGGGCAATTTCAATTAGTCGGTCCGGGCGCTACGGTCAGCCAGTCGGCCGGTATTCGGGTCGGTAATGACCGGGCCGGGGATGATGTGCTCGACTTGAGGGATTTATGCCTTGAAGATGTTCAGATTCGGGCTTTCCGTTACGGTCTGGATTGCGTGTGGAATGACACCTATATCCTGACCTACCGGAACCTGAAGTTAACCGGAAACTATTTCAACCTGTCATCCCTGCTGGCGGCAAAGCAGAATGCGGGGGAAAACATCCGCGTGGAAAACACGCTTCTGGCGGATTCTGTTTCTCATCAGGTTTACTGGAACTCCCCGGGTATTAACGTCACTTTTGACAAAGTCAGTATTGATTACGCTGGCGGGAGCGCCTTCTATTTTGACAACGGGGCGCGCGGGTGCGACTTTCATACGCACGGTGGTCATATCGAAGGCTGGGACGGCATGCTGGTATTTCAGGTGGCCCAGTTAATCGACTGGTACGGTCAGGCTAACTCCATCACCTTTAATAACACCCCAATTAAAGCAGCCGGTACCTCGCCGGGCGTCTGGGCACCACGCCGCAAAATCCTGCATTCTGGTCAGGTACTTCCCGGCCTTGGAACTCGGGTCACGTTCGATAACAGCCCGGTATACTGGCCCGCCCCTGCTTCTGAGCCGCATGTTGCTCTGATGGGGTATACCGACCCCACTGCAGAGAATATGAAGGCGATTTACCACTGCCCGAACTCACCTTACCCGGATTGCCTGGTGAACTACCGCCAGTCAATGAACAAGGGACTTTACCGATTCGGCGGCACAGAGGGTGTTTCCGTCAAGGACCTGACAGACCCGTTAACCGGATTCACCTTCTCAACCAATGGCAACCCGTCAATTGTATATGGCGGTGAAGACGCGGACGGTCTGCGACATATCATCATTAATTTCGATGCAACAACAACATGGGTTGAGTTGCGGAATAAAGGTCTTTACTACGCACTTGAGCGAGAAGCTGAAATTAATACGGCGATTTCCGTCATGATGGAAAATATCACTGAGGGAGACCTGACGCTGAATACACGGTTCCATTATTACTACGGCGCTGCAAAAGCCTATGACGGTTACGAAGACGGAAGAACTAAAAGCCTGACTGCACTGCTGTCGGCAACGTATAACGGCATTAACACCCCCCTGACGACATCAAAATATGTTGGTGAGCAAACTGCTATGTCTTATGTCCGTCAGGACAGCGTTCACCCGACACAGGCAGAATACGTTCAGGCAGCAATTGTCCTGCGCGGTTCGAAAGGCCGGGCACGTATCAAGCTCCCGGCAATCTGGACAACCAAAGGCAGAGGCGCCGCCTTTGCTTTCAGCTAAATGAGGTAAATGATGGTTACTGCAAAATTTATGTGTTCGTACCTGTACCAGGCTTCTGATAATTCGCGGCTTGATGTGTATCTCGATCCTATTCTTGAAGTCGGGAATCCAACAGGAAACGTGTCATTAACCCTGACCAATCCTGATGAATACTCAGCATTCGAGCAGGGTAAAACTTACAAGCTGAGTTTTGAGGAAATCACCGCATAAATACATCGTGCTCAATGTAAAAAAACAATACCAAAAGCCGCGTAAGCGGCTTTGTATCATCGTTTAGACCCGCGATGGACCTCCCACACAGATACACCTATTGAATCACAAAACCCCGACAAATGTTCCAGGCTAGACCACTCACGGATCCCCCCTCTCGCCGCCTCAATAAAAATTACAGCATCGCCGTTTCTATGGACTCCGCATAATTGCCATCTCGCATTATTTGTACGAGTTGCAATTATTTTAGAAAACATGCCGTTTTCGTAAAAGTCTTTAAATGCTGGTTTTTTACGCGCTGTTGCTTTCATAAAAGACAAATCCCCGAATTGTCGATAACAAACCGGGGAAATGTTGACACAGAGTCATTGAATGCGTTTTTTATTTCTCAGCGGTCACGACGCTTGGGCGATATCTCGGGCTGATGGTAACGGGTTACTATAGACCATCCCGCTGATAATTGGCGCTACAGTCATCTGATTCTCATTCCTGCGCTTAAGCGTGACGGATAGCGCCCTGCTTGTTTCCTGACTGGTCAGCGGCTGTGTTGACAGTAGAATCACGGTTAAAGGGATGACGACCATTCCAGACTGCTCCAGGAATCTGCGTTTGCCTCCCAGCCTGTAAACTGGTGTCACGCCGGAAACAGCCAACCCCATAAAGTTTGTCGGCATTGCATCAGTAACAGTTTTTGCCGGGCAAAAAATCACAGCTTTATCAAAGCCGGTCGCCGTTAACTGTAATGCTGACAAGTCCGGGGGGGTCGATTCTGGCGCATTCTCTCCGTGGAATATCTCCAGATCGCACACAACGCGCTGTAACGGGTTCTGAAATTTAAGCGACCATTCGCCAGTCAGAAGTCCGCCAAACACGTCAATGGTGTGCTGAGGGTACGGAATACCGTTTATCGGTGCGCTACTGCCCCTAACTTCAGCAGGAAGAACCCAATCAGGCACTACAGCAGAGTCTGTAATCTGTGCTTTCTCAAGGTCTGATATCGCAATTAGCTCATCTGGTGTTAATGCCATTATTTCCCCTTAGCCGTAAGAAGCTGGTCAATGTGTGCCGCCTGCGCGTACAGGTCGTTAAAAATGAAGTTAAGCTCCGCCACGTCAACCGGATCCCCTTCAATCAATTTTCCGCCTGCATTGATGTAAGTCGGCGCAAATCCATTAGCCTGTTTCGCTGCCGATGGTTGTTTCTTGCTCGGATAAATGCCACCACTTACAGGATAATTACGAGCAACGGTCGAAAATGTATTCATGGTGCTTCTACCCTGGCTAAAAGCTCCTGATACTTTTTGTACAGGTCGTTAAGGATGTAATTCATTACCTGAGCGCTTATCCCGTCACCAAACACCAGATTACCATTTACATCAAAGTAGGTCGGCGCGAACCCGGTAGCCTGCATTTCCTCTGATGGCTCTTGCTTGTTTGGAATATCAGCACCACCTTGCCCCGCGTAAGTTTTGTCAGTATTGGCCCAGCTATCCATTTGTCACCTTCATCTTTTTGACTGTTACAAGCGTGTTGAATGGCTCCAGAAGTTCATTTCCGTTAACGGTTTTCGTACCCTCTATCCGCGTCAAAAGGGACTTTGTCGCGGTGACACGGATCCCTTTAGTTGCTGTAGCCATCACTGTTTTTTGAGTTCTCTCGTACTTGATGCCGCCCCACACAGCCGGAAAAGCATTACCGGGAAACATTGGCGCGTGGTGGGCCAATTTGACGTTAGGAGGTGTTGCAGCGCTATATATATCTCCTGCAAAGGTTGCCGCAACCAGTGTTTCCGGTAGTTCGATATCTGGAGCCATCGCGCCACACTGGACGAAAACAGCGCGTAGCGGTACGCGGTTAAAAGCCGCACCTACAGCACCTGTAGATAGCCCTACGCGGTTCAGGCGCAACCATGTAAGGCTATAGGCTAACTGGATGAATCCTCCGACAGCGCGGCGCGACTGAAGCGAAACAGATTGCGTCCCGCCCCCCTGCAACAGGGCTATTCTGTAACTATCATCGTCGCGGCCCTCTCGCGGTATAGCGAACCTCTCCCCCCATGCATCAAGCAAAAGACCCGAAGAATCAGTAATTGAGAAACCCTTTTTCAGATAGTCCAGTGCATCAACCATGCCCTGCTGGTTGGCCTTGATGCCGGAAACGAGGTCGATATTTCTCTGTAACCTGACCTTTGAGGTAAATCGTTCAGTTGCCAGTTGACCCGGTTTTTTGATTGATGGCTCCATTACGACACCACCACAGAAGTAGAATCCGTAACCGCAACAACGCCGCTACTTATGGGGACGGTCTTCCCTGACGGGGATTCGGAAGTACCGACAGTTACGGTAACATCCGTCATCGTCGGAAAAGCCGTAACCAAACGGGCAGATATTTGACCCGCGAAAACGTCACGCCCCATTTCAAGCTGTGAGAAATAGCCAGTGATAACGCTTTTAGCTACGCTCTCGTAATCGTCTGGCTTCCCTGTTGTCTCTGCATCCCATGTATCACCGGAAACGGAAACATAGACAAGCTGGAAGCTCTGGCGAGTGAAATAAACTGTTTCGGTAGTTGTACCGTCAGTTGCTGTACCCGATGTGTTGCCGTAGAAACCGCACTCAGCCGCTGCCGCATCATATATGGCCTGCGCTATCGCGTCGCTATCACCACCAGCAACAAACACCTGAACTGACTTTCCCGGCAGACCATCAGCATTTGTCTCAATTCCTCTGTTGGTGTTAACAGTGACGTGGCTCACGCCCGCAACAGCTAGAACGGCGTTTTTTATGCCCGGTCTTGATGCGCTGACATTCTTTCGCCCAGCTTCCGCTGCTTCGAAAAGACGTTCTCTGTATTGCTCGTCATCTTCTATTTCAAAGCCTTTACTACCGTTGGCAAGAATCAGAATGTCATCTGTTGCCACATAGCCGAATCGAACATCAGGAAACTCCGTATCGCTGTCATACCATGTTGTTGCGGGCATTCCGGTACGAACGATGGAAAAAACATCATCAGAAAATGAAAACTGGATGAGCGATTTACCATCCGCTGCATAAAGCAACAACCCGTATTCTGTTGAATATGTGGTTACTGACGTATCAGCGGCGGCGATGATGGGATAAAGCCTGGATAAAATAGAATCAGACGTATCACCCGTCTGGTACTGCGTTGAATATGGCTTACCGTTGATGGATATGGTGAAAGTATTTCCCGTGGTGATAGCATCAGGCTTAACCTCCAGCACAAACCCGGCAGCATTTTTACCATTGGCCTGAATACTGCCTGACGGCGACCAGTCACCAGAAATACCGGAGATAGTGAACGTCTCACCAGACGCGATTACCTGCCCTGGAGCCAGCAGGTAAACCACATCGGCAGATGACCGGGTTAATCCATAGCGAGGAAGCGTGAACCCCTCGCCGATACCGTCAAGCTGGATGCCTTCACCTGATGAAATGAAGAAACCAGCAAACGTCCAGCCGATGGCCTCCACTATATTCATGTCATTTTCAGCGACAACCGCCATAACCTGACCAATCAGGGAATCACCTTCCGGGCTTATATCCCCCAGAAGGTCGCGCAATTTTTGGTAAATGTCGCCGCGTAGCTCTGGCAGTCTGGCACCGTGCCAGCCGCCATCATTAATCAATTCCACTCGTTACCTCCGTACTATCGGCTCCGACATAAACCGCAAAGCGGATCGTGTAATCCCCCTTAACGTCATTGATGGTTGTAGTTCTGGCATCAGTCACGCCAGTGGTGCGCCGTGCCTCTGCGTTAATCATATTGGAGACAATCGAAACCGGCAGACGTGACGCCATAATGCCAGGCAACCACGGCAACCCCTGAGTTTCATCAAGCCACCATTCGCCGCGATTAGTTCCTACGCGGATTTCTGCCTGCTGTGCAATGCCATCAATGCCACCATCCAGCACTAAATCGCCGTTTCGGAGAATGACTCCGCTTTCATCCTGCATAATGTCCAGCATCAGTAATTCATCCCCTCAACGAATGCCAGCTTTGAAACCCATACGAGGCAACGGCTAGTACCTACAGCCTCGACCCGCTGAACCTCTCCAACAGGGATAATGCGCCGCCCTCTGCATGTTGGCATTACCAGCGTCAAAGAGTCGCCAGCCTGCGGCTTCTCTGCGGAAATGAAACAGCCCTTTAAACCCTGTCGATACTGAGTTGTTGTGATGTTCATTTTGTGTGCATCCATTTTTCAACGTGGACAACCGTCACAGCAGAATCCAGCGACTCGATATCCAGCAGGTCATCAAGGTCAAACCCTTCACCAGCATCATTTAACATTTGCGCCATCGCCGCTTGATGCGGCAATTCAAACGGCAAATCGCTGTAAAATGGCATGTACTGGTCTTTGTTCTCCCTGCACGTCGCCATGACCATATTCAGCGGCGCGTTAATCAGGGGGATGCACTCGACGCGCTCAACTACAAGCCCGGCTCGCTCAGTGATATTGATAATCTCGCCTTTGCCGATGGTTGTGCCGTAGTCCCCCGCCATCAGAAAGCCACCGTTAGAAAGCGCGATTTGTGCCGCATGGTCAGTTAATTTCATGGTTTTTCCTTATGTCGGGGCGTCGGTCTGACTGCCCTCACCGTTTTCTTTATGCGTGTGAGAATTGAAGGACTTACCACCGCTGATGTGGTCAGCGGCTTTGCTATCGCCGGTTATGGTGACGTTGCCGCCAAAGTCAGCATTGCCGCCACCTTCTGCGCCCTGACTGATGGATCCCGAAATCGTCAAATTCCCGTTTATGGTTGTCATTGGCGCTGTCATATCGATACCGCCCGGCGCGTTAACGGTCATTTTGTTGCCCGTAAACTCGAAAGTTGCGCCTTGCCCGGTATCGCCCTTAATGCTTCCGTCATCCCATTCAATAAAGGCGCTACCGCTGAATATTCTTAACCCTGCCTCATCCGGCATCTGGTGACTGGCAACGTCTGAAAATCCACATATAGCGATGGCACTTGAAATGGTCTTATGGTCTGGCTCGTCGCCGTCACCATGCGAAAGAGCTATAAGGAGACATTCATCCCCCGGAGAAACTCGCCCGCTAATACCTGATTTACCGCTATCCCAGACGAGCGAAACTAAACGAACGTTTTCAACAGCCGGATAAGCAATCGGCTCCGAGTTGTCACCGAATATGCGTTTTGGGGATGGCTGGACAGTTGCCCGCCCGCCGCTGACGGAAACAATCGTTGCCTCAAGCGAAAAAAGCGCTGAATTAAGCGCCTGCTCAACAATGGCCTGAATCTGGCTACCGGCTCTCATGCAATGATGCCCTCCCATGACGATGACCACGCCTGACGGTCGCGGGTACTAAAGCGATGGGAAATTTTCTTCACAATAACCATCCAGCCTTCTCCCATTGATGGAGACGAAAGCTCTACCTGCTCGCCAATCTCAACCCCGCCATAAAGCAATGATTCCCACGTAACAGCCTCAATAACCCCCATCTGGCGGCGAGCACCTTTTGAGTAGTCAACTTGTGAGCCCTTCGGGGGCCAGACATAGGTAGTTATGCTTTTGTCGTGCTTCTTCTGGATCTGCTCTTTTTCGGAAGGGTTCTTTTTCTTCGTGCGTTTCGGGGAGTGAATCTTCAGAAGTGGCGCACCAAGCAGGCCCGTTTCAGGGGAGAAAACAGCCGCGCCAGTAAGAATTGAATCACCGGCAGTGACAACAATTGACTGATACTGAAGCGACCAGTTGGCATTAACTGGCTTGCAAAGGCTGGTCAGCACATCACGGGACAATGCCGCAGCGCTGACGCTTTTAGCCAGGGTGAGGGATGACGCTGATTTAGAGAACTGACAACCCAGCCCCATATCAGACGCTACCTGTAACACAGCATCTTTAAGGCTCTGGCCTTTGCGAAACGTGCGCGATGTGACGCTGGCCCGAAATGGAATCAGCGCCTCATAGATTTTCATTTTCAGGCCGTATACCTCATTGGGCTTGATGGTCACGGCGCTTATAAGTTCGCCCTGAAACAGGGTGAACATTCCTTCATCTATATAGCCAGCGGCAACGCTGACGGTTGACCCAGCCTGAGCGATGGCGTTCTGCGTCTGTGGTGTTAAACCCCATAACGTTAAATCAGCCTCGTTTGGCTCTTTTTCATCGTCACGCACAGACGAGAAATCAATGTCCACATCAGTAATGTGGATCGTCTCTCCATCGGTGCAGTTAACGGTTATTTCGAACTGACGCCCGTAAGCCATGAAGTTCACCTCCTCTATATAGAGGTGATTTAAAGGCAATGGCCTGACTAATTACAGAAACGGCTCCAGCGGTAATGCGTGTCAATATTATGCACAAGGCTAAATCTGTGGATAAGCAACATGAAATAACCCACCTGCACGATTTTAGTTAGTGGTCAATATCTCCCCAACCCCGCTTCACCACTCACTTTCAATGTGGATAACATTTAACGTGCCAACATGAATGTTTGATATTTGTTGCTTTTGTTATGCTCAGTTTTAACGCAATGAATATGTAACAGAGCGAACATAATTGAACGGTCAAATATTTAACCGTTATCAAATATCAGTGAAAAGTGATAGATTCCTGCAATCGCTGGTGGAAACAAGCCTGAGCGCGGTTTTATATTTTCCCCTCACCCACATACTTATGCTTTCCCTCTTCCTGGCTGCTCATAACAAAAACATGTCAATACGTTAAAACATCTGGTCAGATGAGATTGCAGAAACATTTCCGGCAAATAAAACAATAAACCTCATCTAAAACAACGTAGATTATTGATTCACATAGCAATAACGGATGTGGCAAATGTTCGGCTTTGTTTCCTTCTGAAACATTTTTTAATGAAATGGCAGTAACCGCCCTCTTTTGGGCCTTTTTCACATGCTTACTCAGAATGTCCAACCTTATATATCCGTTTGCCTCACGACTATAACTCTATGATTAGATTAATGAACTTTTCACTGAAATATTTTTATTTTTTCACAGCGCAAAAACGCAAGGTATTGACGCCAAAAAACGAGCGGTTTTTGAATGAAAAACAATCAAAATCAAATAATACACTGATTTTTAATGATTAAATTTATTTTTGGTTATTTTGCATAAAACGCGACTTTAATCATTTACATAACTATCATTTCATGGTGCTTATAAAATTATCCACATAACAATAATTTAACAATCGTATAGCATAATTTAACGTGAGTTATGTTGATTTTGTGTTAACTGGGATTTAACCTTTTATTTACATTGTTTGCAGTGTAAAGTTCAGGCATAAAAAAACCCGGCAGATGCCGGGCTCGTTTTTGTGGTCTGCTGTCAGACCATGCTACTGAATGCCGTCTCTACTTCTGACGGGCTAAGCGTTGCAATATCCTGATAAAGAGAAATCGCCTCCTGTGTGGTTTTCCTTCCACCCATCAAAATCTTATCACCACTTCGACTAATCATTTCCACACGGTAAATATCAGGTTTCGCTTTTAAATTTGTGCGTAGCTGAAGCAATTTAAAATGACAACCTTTCGGATACTTCTTTTGATACATAACATCATTATCTTTTATCGCTGAATTAACCATACCTTACCCTTTAACCTGTAAATATTCTTCAATCGAGTTGTTTAAAACTTTCCTCATTGCCGCAAACGGTGGAGATTGCAAGTAAACACTCGGAACGTCCTTCACCGCGTGATTTAATATCAATTCTGTTGCAAGATAATCCTCACCACGCACGGCGGCGGATGTTCTGAATAATTTTCTTAAATCATGGCAGCGCCATTTAATCCCGGCGCGGGAAATCGTCGTTACAAGTGTGTTGTACTTTATTTCTGACTCACCTATCACGCTTAACCACCCCTCGATTAAAGGAATGTATTTAACTGGTAAAGGTAAAAGCAAATCGGAGTGAGTTTTAGTCTCCCGGTCAGGAACAAACAACTTCCCACCAGAAAGAATTGATGATGGAGATAGTGAAAGCGTTTCTGTTGCCCTCATCCCAAAACACAGCATCATACGGGCTGCGGCCCGGTATGGATCCCGCAAAGACTCAATATCGCGCACTACCGTAGAATACTCGTCAACACTTACACGGGCTGGCCTGCTCAAAGCCCTGTGACGCTTTATCCGCTTTCCTATAGCTCTTGCCGCTGTACGCATGGCATCAAGCATCCTGCCCAGAGAGCCCGGCGCGGCTGGTTTGAATTTAATATCAGCATGAATCACCCAGGCAACAACAGCCGCAACACAATCTATGCGCTGGCGAACCGTAGACGCCGCCAGTCCATTATCAATGCAACGGTCAGCATATCTTACCCACGTGTCAGGTACGCTTGCAGCGCGTACCCCAAGAGATAAAACAGGCTCCAGCATACGGACGGCGTGACGTTCGTTAATAATTGTTTTCTCACGAAGACTGACCGCCTGAGCGCGGCGGTCAACCATTATCAGTAAATCACTGAGCATTCTTACCCCCTGACAGCCAACGCTGTACGGATGGCATTTGCTACAGCGGCATAAAATGCCGAATCTTCATACTCCTGCTGTCCGGCCCATTCAAATATGACGGCGGTAAACTTCATATTGCTGATGATGGTCGATGTAGCATCGCTGCGGGTATAAAGCGAAACCCAAACCCCCGGCTTCACAACCTTACTCTTTACTACGCCCAGCGCCGGAATCACGCCCCTGATGGCTGAAGCATGACGTTTAGCAGTATCTTTGTTCACTCCCTCCCGCTCGCTGCGTTCTGCCACCAGCCTTAACCCCTCTTCTATCAGGTCACGCGACAAACGGCGCTCGCTTCTTTTGGTCTTAATTTTGTCCATTTGAATCACCTTTTATTATCATCCAGGCTGTTGCGTTAGGACTTAAACGCACCTCAGTAACTAAACCACGCGAGGCCATATTCTTTAGCTTTTGGCGAACGTCATACTGAAGAATCACCTTGTCAGGATGTGCGCGGCACACAGCTTCACGTATGAAGCTGGTATGCATTTTCTGGTTTTTTAATTCAGGGCTAGACCATCTCTGGAAAGCCTCGATAATGTCTTTATCGGTAATGATGTAACGGCGCATTAATTCCCCGAGGAAAAGTAATAAATGGTTACTGAAATAGCGGGCAACCAGAAAAATATTACACAGAATAAACAGGCCCACACGGTTACACGCCAAAAACCACGATAATTAGTATCTTCTACTGGCTGATAATTTGTCATTGGTTAGTTCCTACGGCGTCCAGTACGTCAGTTCTTCAGCAACGTGATAATTAGCGTCATTCTGGTCAGTAAACGGAGGGTCAGTTTTCAGATGTTCCTCTACTGTAATTGCCGCATTCTCACGACAGAATGCCTTCCAGCCCTTGCGGCCAGTTTTCCACCCACGGTGCCAGCCAAGGGATTTAGTCTCAATGCGCCATGCCCGGTTTGCTAACTGCATTTGTGTTTTAGCCATTATTCTTCGCCCCATTCGTCATAGAAAAAATCATCAACACGCTTATATGCTTCGTAAGCGGCTTCTATTTCCATTTCGGTGATATCGAATTCTTTACCGTTTAATTCAACGATTAACTCCAGCGCTCCCCCCCAATCTTCGAGCGACGCAGTTCGTTTTGTTGCACTAAAATCAGTCATTTATCAGTCCTTAGCCTGCCGTGCTTAGTACTGCGGATGGAAAGTAGATATCTTCGCAGATCTCCGCATTGGCATCGCGAACAGCAATGCACCAATCGGAGGATGACCGGGAGTCAAGCTTTTGCTCGATCTCTTTCTCTTTGCGCTTGTCGTACACCATCACGTTAGAATCTCCGATAGTGTAGAAACCGAATTTCTCCGGCGACGGGCACCTCGCCAGCACCGCGTTAACTTCGGCAAACCACGCTTTTTCTTTTTTGGTTAATTTGCTGGTCATTTTTTTGCCCTTTCCTCTGTAATTGGAAAGTCAATACCAATACGCAGCACTGCGGCTGTATTGAAAATAAGCCCCATACGTGGAGTTGCCTCCAGCCCTTCAATGCGTCGAATAGTGGATCGCATCACTGAAACCAGCGTGGCAAATTCGGTTTTATCCATGCCTAACTCACGGCGCAAAGCACCGCTAACAAGCAGATCTGTTAACTGTCCGATGGTCATGCGGCGCTTTTCTGCCATGACCTTTTTTACTGTTTCATTCGACATAAAAGCCCCTTATGTAATGCTTACTACGTACTGGTTATCACCCAATTTGAAAGCGTGAATGGCGGTTCGTGATGCAACCCAACCATCATCACCGCGCAAAAGTAACGGGATTATTTGCCCTCTGTTAATGAGTCTCTCAATTGCTCCGGCTGCGCTTATATCGCTTTCGGTATTAATAGCTATAGCTCGCTGCTTACCTCTACAAATGTCGATCTTTTCAGATCCACTTAAATATTTTGTTATCGTCACCTGTCTAATTTCGACAGGGTTTAAAATGAGGTTTTCAATTGCGTGTTTATTGGTTACACGATGCGGGTTTTTATAGATAACCTCTCCGGCAATGCTTCCGTTAGCCATTAACCAGACAATATCTTTTAGCAAGTAATGATTGCCCTGAATTAATACATGTTCTTCACCTTCCCGGATTCGGATATATGCCGGAGTTCCCTTTTCACCCATTCCTTTGCGTGACTTGCGTAATAACTGACCATCACGGTACTCGAAAAGCTCATGACATTTGTGATAAAGCCATGCCTGATTTGTTTCATCGCCAGTATGACCGGCCTCATTGATGATATCGGCAAACGGCGCAACATCACCCTCAGCAATGGCCCTTAGCGCGGCCCTCATAACATCAGGGAAAAGAATCTCCTGACTGGTGATTCTTTCCTGTGCCCGATGATACATATCTTCGTCACCACGAAACTGAATGACTTTCTGGTTTTTTTTCAT